TTGGTTCAACAATGAGTATTTTTGGAATGAATCAAGAGTTAGGTTTAACAAATACTGAAGGTCCAGAATCTGAAATCATTGGTTGGAATGGTATATCTTATGCTACTGGTGGTATTGGAAATGCTGCAACTGCATCTAATGGAATAACAGCATTAGAAATGATGACAAAGTTAGCACAAACAAATCTAGACTTTTTCTATGCTAACAAATCTAATCAAGTATTGATTTATGATTCTGTTGCTGCAAATAAAAATGCTTCAGTTAAACTTCAGTTTGATTCTAGAGGTGGAGCAACATCTTATAAAACAATTAACCTAACTGATGGTTTTGATTTATTAAAGAATAAGATTACATTTAATAATTTTGATACTACAATTCCTACTTATACAAATGCATTTTCTGTACAAGAATGGGGACCTCAATCAGCAACAGTTGATACATATATCTATGGTGTAACAACTCAGACCACAGCAACAAATGACCTTAAAACTGCTATATTTCAAGAAACAGCAAATCCTACTAGAGAAGTTGATACAATTACATTTGATGGAAAGTTTGCCCCAGATGCAATTGAAGCAATTGATATCTTAGATAATGTTCAGGTTTATCATGAAGTAGGCGATTTTGTTATTGATAGAAAATATGGAATTATTGGAATTTCTCATGCCCTAACTAGAGATAGTTGGGAAATTACATATAAATTAAGAAATATGTTTACTTATGAAACTGTATTTCCAACACCTACAATTTCTGTATCTCCAGCAAGTGGAACAATTGACAATACATTTACATTTACAATAACAAACTTAAATGAAATTGAACATGCAAATGCAACATATTCTTGGAAAGACAACAACTCACCATTTTCAACATTGCAGTCCCCAACAAAAACATATACAAGTGCAGGAGTTGGCTCTCATCCAATTACTTGTACTGTTACTGATGACTATGGTTTTAGCAAAACAAGTAGTATTTATACATTAAATGTTTATGGAAGTGCTCCTAGTTCAGTTTCATTTACACATACCGCAAATTCTAGTAACACTTCTTTAATTGAGTTTGTTGCAACTGCTAATAATGCAACATCATATACATGGAACTTTGGTGATGGAAAAACAGGTAGTGGTAAAAATGTTGGACATATTTATGCAACTTCAGGAAGTAAAACAGTAACATTAACTGCAACAAATGCTTATGGTTCAACAACTTCATCACAAACATTTACAGTAACAGTTCCTCCAATCCCTGCAAATGAAGTTGGTACATGGCCTGTAAGATATCTTAAAATTGGTATGGACCAGTGGAATACATCAGGTGCATATTGGCCATTGATGAGAAACTTTACAGCAAAGACATCAGGTGATTTAACTGATAGAGCAGCATCAAATTACATTGAATGGGCATTACCATATCAAACTGTTGGTGAAAACTGGGGAAACCATGTTTGGAAAGATAAAGATGGAAACTCTGCTGGTATTGACCCATCTAGTGCATGTTCATCAACACTTTTAAGAAACAATAATACAGGTTTAAAACCAGTAAACACAATTACAGGAAATGCAAACTGGTCATTAGTAATTGGTTTAGGCTCAATTTACTATGACATTAAGACAATAGCAATGGGAATTGTTGGTACTGCTGCAAGTGGTGCACCAACAACTATGAATATTTATGTTACTGATTATGTTGGTGCAGGAATTGCTGATGGAAGTGTAAGTCCAAATGATGTAACATGGACAAAGTTTGGAACAATAAATAGAACAACTGGTGCATTTACACCAATATCATCAGCATCAATGCCATTATCAGTTGAACCAAATATGACATTTAATTATACAGTTGGAGATTCTGCTCCTTACAAATATAATCAATATACATTTACAACTAATGATTGGCAAACTAATTCATACCTTTGGAATTTTGGTGACGGTACAACATCAACAGAACAAAATCCAGTACATGTATACACATCAAATGGAAGCAAGACTGTTACTTTAACTAAGTATGGAAAAGATGGTGGAACATATACAACTCAACAAACATTTACAGTTTCTAGACAGTATATTCCAATTAACTCATCTCCAGTTAGATATGTAAAGTTTGTACAAAATCTACACACTGGTGTTGATAAATACAATACTCCATATATTTGTAAGTTTAGACCAATGTATCTTGGTACAGTTCTTGATACAGAAGGTGAAATGGTAAGTGGTACTACAGTTGAAACATATGATTCTAATTTTATAAAAGGAACTGGAACACCATGGGGACCTACATACTTTGACCCTAATACTGGAGCACTTGCTGATAGACAAAGACTTGTTGGAGATAGTGGAATGAGAATTGAAGCACTTGATGCATCATTTAGAACTAATTGGTCAACAGTTGTAGATTATGGAACTGCATTGACATATATTGAAAAGTTTCAACTTGGGGTAGCAAATTATCCAATAACAGGATATTCAAGTTCTGCACCAACTGGAATTTCTTATTCAATCTATATAACTGATTTTGTTGATAATAATATTAATCCAAGTACAGTTACATGGACACCTGCTGGAACAATAACACCAACATCAATTCCTACTAATAGTAGTACTGTTTACTACTCATCATAGATTTCTGGACTGCCTCCAGGAAAAGCAAGACCCTCCCACACAATGTCTGTTAACATAATGGGAGGGTTTTGTTAATACCAATGAAATTTGGATTGATGGTCTAGTGCTTTACAAACGCTCCCAGAATAACGATGTTCAACATATCTATTAAATCTTGCAACCTGTTGATTTAAAGATAACTTTGTTTTAACATTCATTAACTGAAATAATCCATATGCTCCAGATTTTGAATTCTTGGAATGTAGATGAAAATTAGATTCTATCTTAATAAGATTCATCGTGCAGACTACTTCTTGTTGCGAATAACCTTGGTTTGTTAGCATCAAAGTTAAAGCAACTATTAAGTTAATCACTCTTCAGTGACTGGTTGCACCTCTTGAGGTAGTTCCTCAGAAACCTCTACAGGCTCTTTCTTCTTTACTTCTTTAGCCTTTGGTTTCTTCAAATCATAATCCCAATCTTTGGCAGGGATTAGTTTGCCATTGTGATACACATTCTTAGCCATGATTCTCCTTTTGAGCCAAAAGCAGGTAGATAGCATCTACACGCTCTTCAACTCTAGTCAGTCTTTCTGTATTAGTATCAACTTTATCTCTCATTGAGCCACCACCATTTGGCTTAAGTTCACTAAGAAATTTAGCGATAACCCATTTATTGAAGCCAAACAAGGCTGCTAAAATGGAGACTACGCCACCAAAAAAGGCAGTAAGCAATTCAGGCGTAATAGTCATAATACATCTATTCTACAATAGAGGTATATTAACTTTGGAGGGACCATATGGAAGTTCTCAATTCACAGCCAGATAACCTAGAATGGCGTGTATATAGAAGCGACAGCACAGTCATGACGCTTGTATTGGTAGACACAAAAAATCAGCCATTAGATTTAACTGGATGGGAATTTGAAGGACAAGTACGACAGTTCCCAACCAATGAAACAGTTTTAGATTCAATGAACATTGTACGCAATGAACATGTCCTCACAATTGGACTTGATACCCAAAATCTTGATGTAATGAATTTCTTTGATATTGAAGGATTTAACGAAGATTTAGGTAAAGTTTCAACAATTCTTAGAGGAACAATTTATGTAGAAGAGGATGTGACACGATGATAGAAGTATTATCACCTAGCGAAATTAAGATATTCGCAGCAGATTTAGAAATTGCAACTGGACCACAAGGTCCTGCAGGCCCTAAGGGAGACACTGGAGATACAGGTCCACAAGGTCCACAAGGTAACACAGGAACTGCAGGAGCCACTGGTGCAAAAGGCGATAAGGGCGATACTGGAGATACTGGAGCACAAGGCCCAACAGGTGCTCAAGGTCCTACTGGTGCTCAAGGTGCAAAGGGCGATAAAGGAAACACTGGTAATACTGGTGCTACTGGAGCAACTGGTGCTCAGGGTCCACAAGGCATTCAAGGCCCTAAAGGTGACACAGGAAATACTGGTGCAACAGGTTCAACAGGTGCACAAGGACCGCAGGGTATTCAAGGAATTAAAGGCGATACAGGTGAAAAAGGTGATAAAGGTGAAACAGGTAATAATGGTGCTGATGGAGACCGTTACCATACAACATCAAACTCATCACACACATTAACAACATCAGGACAATCAACAATTGTTTTAAATGATTTAGGAGTTGATTACACACCTGGACAAACAGTTATTGTTGCTTATAATGAAGCAAATCACCAACATGGAACAGTTGTTACATATAACAACACAAATGGTCAACTAACATTTATTAATGATAATAAGACAGGTTCAGGAACATATTCTTCTTGGACAGTTAACCTTGATGGTGCTGTTGGTATCCAAGGACCTCAAGGTATTCAAGGTGAAACAGGATTACAAGGACCTAAGGGTGATAAGGGAGATACTGGAGAACAAGGTATTCAGGGTATTCAGGGAATCCAAGGTCCTAAGGGAGATACAGGTTCAACTGGAGCCAAAGGTGATACTGGAAATACAGGTTCTCAGGGACCTAAAGGTGATACTGGAGATACAGGACCACAAGGAAACACAGGGGCAAAAGGCGATACTGGAGAAACTGGTCCGCAGGGTCCTCAGGGTATTCAGGGTGTCAAAGGTGATACAGGAGCCACAGGAGCAAATGGTGTACAGAATGTATTCGTACAATCATCTGCACCATCATCTCCATCTACTAACTACATCTGGATTGTGATTTAATGACAAACAGGCTAATTGATAAGGCTCATTCATATACTACAGTTACAGGTATTGACTTTGATGAAGCATTTACTGGCAGCAATTGGCCTACCACTTATGGAAGTTCATCATTTTCTTCTTCTGGAAAACAAATTCTTAATACAAATGGTGGTTTGACAAGCACTGCTAATGATGGTCCATTTCCTGGTCAATATTCATGGCGTTTTGAAAATGGTAAAGGTGCAGGAAAATCAGCAAGACTTAGATGGTCAAGTTATGGTAGCCAAACAACATTTGGTTCAAACTATATCAGACCTCAAAACTTTTCATATTCAATTTGGGTAAGAATTAATTCAATGAATGCAAACCCATTTTACAATAGAGCATTTTCTGAATATCTTAATGACACAAGTTCTAGCGGAGCAAGTGGAGGAGATGATTGGTATTGTGGTTGGTATTTTGGCTACATAAAGAATACAAATTCTGGTGACCCAAATTATAATCTTCCAACTTTTAACTTTTATTCTGGTGGACATGATGAGTATATTGCTGATGATGATAAAGGAAACTTTATTCAATACGATAAATGGTATTTAGTATCAATCATCAAAACTAAGATTAATTCAACAACTGTTGAAACAAAATTCCTTGTTAATGGTGTAGAAAAAAGACAGTTCACTCATACATTTGATGACCCAGCAACAACTATTCTTGATATGGGTAACTCAAACTCAAATGTTTGGGTAGACCATTCTTTGGCTGGTGCTATTTATGGAAGCAATACTGTTTTTACAACATCAGTAATCAGAGATATTTATCTTTATGGAGCACCAATTCAAAAAACTGTCAAGTACTATGATGGGTCAAATTGGCAAACATCTTCAAACCAGCAAATCTGGAATGGGTCTAAATGGATTCCTATGTATGCCAATATTTGGACTGGCTCTGCTTGGATGCCCATTTAAAGCCTTCTAAGGCCCTTTTTAGCCACTTTTAGCCTTATCTGGTATACTTATATTGTCCTTGAAACAGACACACTCATATAGTCTCCTAATGGCTATAAAGGGGTCATAAGCAACTCATCCGCTTATGGCCCTTTGTGCTTAAAATCACATGTGTTTGACATCACATTGGAATCTGGTATACTTACATTATCTGTTTCAGAACCAAGCAATTGTGTTTGGGGGATAAAACGCCTAAGGCAGCAGAAGGAGCCAAGGCATAAGGGTAACACCTTATAGAACTGATAGTCAAAGTGGCACTATTTGGTAAATAGCACTTATCAGGGAAAGTTACTGGCAGAGGTTAATTTTAATAATTAATCAGATTACCTACCTGAAATCTATAAAAAATCAAGAAAGAGATGAGAATGAAAAACATTAGAACTAAGAATAATTCCTTTAGTGGAGTTAAGGAAGAATTGGATATTCCAGTTTTTCCTGTTGAGGTAAGATTTATAGAACCAACGGCTACTCCTATGCCAAAATCTAATAAGCCTAAGAAATTTAAAGCAAAGACTAAATCAGGAAAGAAATCTAAATCAGGATTCCATTGGTCTGAGAAACAAAATAAATGGATTAACCTTGAGGATGTAATGTAATGACAATTCCTGATGATGCAGTATTTACTGATTATAAATATGAGACCTATGACCATAATCCATTTCTTGGTGAAAGAGATGTAATTGGGTCAGATGATAATTGGGGAATGAATGCTCCTGATTGGGCTGCCCCAACATTTGGTTATTTTGATGATTTTCTAGATGACGATACATTTTAGTATATCCATTTAATATTGTGATACAATAGATACATGGAGGCAATTATGAAAGAATGTATTAAATGTAAGCAGTCAAAATCATTGGCTGACTTTTATCAAAATGGTGGGGATTACTACTGCAAATACTGTAGAAATGCTCAATCAATTAAATCCCATAGAGGTGGCAACAAGAAGCCATGTTCTGTTGAGGATTGCAAGAGGTCACACTATGCATTGAGTTATTGTCGTATGCATTATGGAAGATTTCTAAGAACAGGCAAGACAGAAAGAAGCAATAAGCCTATTGGTGAAGATAATATCTATTACTATGAAGGCAAGCCATACATCAGAAAAGCCTATATGCTGAAGTATAAATACAATATGGAAATCTCAGAATATGAGACAAGAAGTGCTAATGGCTGTGAAATATGTGGGGATAAGCCAGAGGCAAGCCTTCATGTTGACCATGACCATAACTGCTGTAATGGAATAAAGAGTTGCGGTAAATGTGTAAGAGGCATCATATGCAATAGATGTAATAAGGCTGTTGACAAATTTGAAACGGGACTTATGAGAGAAGACTATCCAACTAAAGATAAGATTAAGGAGTATGTAAATGGCTACAAGAGGTCGTCCTAAGAACAATGGAATACATCAGGTCAGTTACTATACCCCAAAGGCTGAACTAGCATATAAAGCCCGTCAGAAGGTCTTAGAAGGGCGTTTAAAGGCTGCTTATGACAAGTTGTTTGTACTTGCTTATCATGATGAACCAAATCATATTGATAAGGCATTTATGAATAAGATAATCAAGGAATCATTAAAACTGATATAATTAGATGTGCCTGAACCTAAATATGGATATCCACATACTCCCATGTATTACCTTGGGAAATATAGGACTACCCAAAGACCAAGGGCATGTGTAAGATGTGGTCAAAATGCCTATTATTACCATGATGATTGGGATTGGGTATGTGCTAGTCACCTACTTGATTTAGTCAATATAGGTGGCATGGCCTTTGATTGGGAGGATTATCCAGAGATATGGCAAAGAACGGAGAGACTCCTCCAGAGGGAGCCAAAGAAGTCTTCTACTGCGAAGAATGTGGCTGTGGATACGAACAATGCTGCCCTATGGGAAGACCCATTGGATGGGTTGAATTTCCAAGGGGAGATGAATGAAGAAGAATAACTACTCTAGTGCAGAGTATAAGAAGAACAGACTAACCATATTAGAGAACAGTAACTATGTTTGTCACTATTGTGGTAATCCTGCTACTACTGCTGACCATATTGTTCCTGTGTCAAAAGGTGGGGGACATGAATTAAGCAACCTATTACCCTGCTGTGTAAGATGTAATAGCAGTAGACAAGATAAGATGCTTATGCGTATGAGGTATTGGAACAAGAGATATGTTTGAGCGTGGATTACTATGTGGTTTGATATTAATGTATACGCTGATATATATGTTTGATGTAGAGTAGATATCCATGTTTGATACTATAAGGTTTGAGTATAGATAAATCTACAGGCCCTCAAACGGCTGTCCAAATAGTGAGACAAACCATCTCAAACAATGATATCCATATATCTCCCATATCCACATATCACAGATATAAAGGTTTGTCAATGTTTGGCAGATATGATTGTTTGGATAGTTAGACATTGCAGGGCAGGGTACATAAGAGATACCCATTAACACCTATATACCAAACACTCTATATACAAACACTATATGTCTGATATGAGGATATGCCTGATATAAGATATAAGGTTTGATATGAAGGTTTGGATATAAAAGGTTTGACAGATATAATTGTTTGTGATACAATTGGTTTGGGTTTTTTTGTTTTAATCAATTCACTGCTATAGGGTGTTGTCCAAACATAAAATCAAATAATTAGTAAAAGGAGATTATTATGAGAACTGGTATGAGCCAAGGACCTAGAGGCCTAAGAGAAATATCATCAGTAAATCCTCCTCTCAATCTTGACCAAACACTAGAAGATAGCGTAAGAATATCTATTGCTTCAGCCACTTGGTTAACAGAAGCAGATTTGGGGGCAGCAAAAGAAGCAGTTATGCTTGCAGAAACTATGGACCAATTTCCTGATAGACGACATCAAATCGCACCTATCCTAATTGGCCTATTGTCAAATCTTGGTCTTCTTAATAATAGAAAGACAGCAGAGATGACTCCTGCAGATATGCTTGCTGCTATTGCTAATGGCTAACTTGTTACCTGATAATTGGCTTCCATCTCAATACACTCAGCCATTATCTGAAAACTTTACTACAGATGGCGATAAGATTATTAATATCGCTGAGGCTTTATGGCGTTTGCCTGAAAAACATGATGAAATATTACGCCTAACTGACTGGCAAAAATGGCTTATTAGGGCTGTCCTAGAAAGGTATCCAGAAGGGCATAGATTGGCTGGTAGGCTGCGATATAAGCAGGTTGTTATATCCATGCCCAGAAAAAACGGAAAAAGCCTCCTAGGGGCCTTATTTGCCCTATATGGCATGCTTCTACATGAGCCTGCACCAGAAGTTGTAAGCGTTGCAGCATCTGCAGACCAAGCAAAAATCGTCTATAGGAGACTAAAACATCAAGTAGATTCATCTGAATTACTAGGACATTTCTTTACAAGGTCTACAGAACATCGTGGACTTTATACGAAAGATGAACAAGGTATCTATAAAGTTATTGCAGCCAATGCAGCAACTGCTCAAGGACTGCATCCATCAATGGTTATCTTTGATGAACTGCATGTTGCAAGACAAGATGTTTGGACTGCCATGTCTTTGGGTAGTGCAACTAGACCTGATGGATTAACAATTGGTATTACAACTGCAGGAGATGATACTTCTGAACTCTTAAAAAATCTTTATGACAGAGGAGCCAAGGCAGTTGATGGAGATGAGGAACTAGAACGCTTTGGATTCTTC